TCAGATGAATGGATTGCTAGCGAAAAAATAAACAAAAAAACCAATCTATAATGCTACCTAAGATTAATAACGTATGTGATTGCTGTGATTCAGATCAGGCAATACTTCAATTATTTGAAGATAAGTGTTTCAAAGTAGTCGACGGAGCAGATACCAAAGGATCTTTTTGTCTTGGGGATTTCGCTTTTCCATCTGACGGATACTCGTGCCTAGATATAAATCTAAACGTATCAAACGGAGAATCTACTCTCTTCGATAATGAAATTATTTCAGTTGGATCTCCAGCATCTACCCTAACTAAGGGTCAAAATTATGCAAGGGGTGTATTGATAAAGGTTACATACCCTATCAATGATGACAATGGAGAAGAAATATCGATAGTTGATAAGAGTGTAGAACTGTGGATCGAAGATGTTGCTACATTACAATACAAGAAGTATCCACTATATAACTTATTCACGTTGTTCACTAACCCTAAATCAAACGACCCAACTGAATTGATAAATAGAATAAAGATAGTAAACCCAAATGACTATAAAGTAAAGATTACTGGACTGGTTATATTCGGGGAGTCACAATAAAATAAAAACTAACTAAGATGAACGCAAGTACACCTACTGAAATTCTAGAATTAACCGCAGCAACATCTTACTCTCCGGTGTGGATTAGCACTGACCGAAGACAGCAAGATGTAACAAAAACAACCTTAAAGTACGCTCAAGTTGGTGGACCTACTGCTGCTGATAAGGTAGGTAATGCGCACGGTCCTATATTCAGAATTGAAGTTTTAAACTTTGGAACCGCTAATGGAATCAAGATTTGGGGATTAGATAATGACGACGATAATGCAGTAGAGTATCCAAAGTCAAGATTTACTAATGAACCTATTTTAGATATCTGGCTTCAAAAATATGAGTTTACTAATGGCTCTGGAACTACAGTAGATGCAGGAGCAAGTGCTAAAGTTTTTGGTCATAGAAGTAGACACTATCCAGCATCATTCTAATGAAGAGGATTAACGAAAATATGTCAGCTGGGGCAATGACTGCCTTCCAGAATAGGGACCACATGCGCGGTTTACCCTTCTATGGAGAAAAGGGTGACTTTAATTTCGTTACAGGTAAAAGCCAATTTACCCCAGGAGTATCAATAAAAAGTCTGCCACTCAGTGATATGTCTAGAAAGGGAGATCCTGGGGTTGGAGATTTTGATAGAAACGTAAATCTAATAAAGTATTACTATCAACCTGGAGATAGGGTTAGAGGGACCCTGGTGAATTCTCAGATCGATTCAGACAAAGGAAGAACAGTCGTTGGCAAACTAAATAAAGTTGAGGTCAACTATAGAGATAATACGATAAAGGTATACATCAAAGACCCTAGTACTCTAGAGATCATGGAAATATATGTAGATTCAATGGAACGCCTATATGAATCAAGCCCATGGAAAGCCAAGAGTTTTTCTGAATTTTTAGGATCCTAAGATAATCAATCTAAGGTATAATCCTGAAACCACATGTCAATTTACTGGTATAATTTTATAAAAAATCACAACATGTTATGAGTGATCCAATTGACGATATGGACGCTATTTCCCATCTAGATGCTCTTGATAAAGAAGGAGGGGTAAACGTCGATATCAATAAACAAACAGAAGAAGCTGAAATTAAAGTAGAAGCTTCTCCTACATCTCTAGGTAAAGCAAAATCATATGAGGCAAGTGAGATGAGCGCCTCAGAGGAATCTCCATGGAAGATATTAAATTTAGATCTTCTCCCGTCTAAGGGTATGTTCTACCCTGAAAATATGGAGCTCCTTATACGTTCAGCGAAAACAAAGGAGATTAGACATTGGTCTACTATGGATGAACACGATCCAGTTGACGTTGAAGAAAAGATAAACTTTGTTTTAAATGCTTGTACTAAATTTAAAATTAAGGGAAATCCTAGACCCTTCAATTTTAATGATTTTATGGCAGTAGATAGATATCACATTTTGTTTAGGATATACGAGCTCACTTTTCCAAATCAGGAAAACAAACTCATGGCAAATATTAGATGTTCTAATGATAAATGTAAGCACGTAAATAAGATTCAAGTGACGAGTAGAAATCTATTAGGATTCAGCATACCTGATGAATATCTTAAGTGGTATGATCCTTCTGAAAGATGTTTTGTTATACCGTCTGAAAAGCTTCAAGAGACTCTAAGATTCTACATGCCAACTAGTGGAATTAACACAGCATTGAAAAAAAGAGCAAAATTTGACCAGAGCCGAGGAATTGAGATTGACAAGTCATTTTACTCAATGGCACCTTATCTTCTATCAGAATGGAGGTCTATACGGCCTGAGAATTTGCACGAGTTCAAAATGGAATCTAATTCCTGGTCTAATCAAAAGTTCAGCGCAATTCACAGATTTACTGAAGACATAAAAAAATCATCCTTAAATAAAGCAACTGGAGTTTGCGAAAAGTGCAAGGAAAGTATGGAGAGCCATATTTTTTTGGGAGGAAGCTTCACTGTTAAGGATATTTTCATTGTTTCAGCTAGATTTGATGAACTTATTTAAGCTTAACGCTCAATTGGCGGTGAAGCTGGGTCAGTCCCTAGATACTCTTTATGAATTAGAATATTTTGAATATTCACTGTTGCTCAACATCGTTAATGAGGAAATCGAGGAGCACAACGAGAAAATTCAAAAGATCAACGAATCTGATAAAAAGTCGTCAGGTTCTCCATTAAAAGTTAACTTACCTTCTCACTTAAAGCTCAAATAAATAATAAAAAATAGATACTCTAAGTGAGTGAAAAACTAAACGCTTTTATAGCTCTATTTAACGAAAGAGTAGATGCGGATATCTCTAAGGCTCAATCTAAAATAGAAAAGGCTCAAGAGAAATTAGATGAAGCTGAAAAGATATGGAATGAAGCTCAGGAAGGCTTAAGCGGAGATATCTTAGAAAATTTCCTTGAAGTATTTCCTGCTCCAACTGGTGGAGCACAAGGAAACGCCATAACTGGAGTTGACCCTAGATTCGTAAACCTATTAGAGTTCGGAGACCCACTCAAGAGTCAGGCACGTCAATTATTCAAGCTTAGACATTCAGACCAGCGCATGATAAGTGCGCAAAATTATCTACAGGAATCTGAGAAACTTAAAGAAGAAGGTGCTGAGCTAACTCTATCTAGATTGTCTAGTAAGTTAAAAGAAACTGCTCGAAGAACTCAATCTCTAGGAGGATCAGACGTAGATTCGTTAATCAAGCAAATATTTAAAGACTATGACTCATTTGAAGAAGTAGCGTACAGCGAACTCAATGATGTCAGTTCTCCAAGTCAAGTAACAACAAGTCAAGAAGCTTACGAAGCTCTTAAGGAAAAAATGGAAGGGGCTTCCCAAGGCGAGGAAGTTGAGCCTAATGAGGAAGAGACCAGCCCATTAAATGAGCCAGAGTCTCTAGAAGAGGAAGTATCTTCAGATGAAGAAATAAGCCCAATAAATCCAGCAGAGGACGTTGAACCTGAAGAAGTAACTACTGAAGTTTCTACGACAGGTCCTGAAATAGAGCAAGCTGAAGAAACTCCGTCTGAGCCAATTGTAGCCAATATAAACTTAGAACAGCCAGACATTGCTGAGGATCTTGAAGAACCTGAAGAAGTTCAAGATCAACAACCAGTTGTGAGTCCCATTTCTGAAATATCCAGCAACCTAGTTGAAGATAACGTAACAGAAGTATCTAACGAGACTTCTAATATTAATAATACAACAACTAACGTTACTGGAGAAAATACAGCCGTTAATAACAATACTAACGTTACTGGAGAAAATACAGCCGTTAATAACAATACTAATGTAACCTCTGAAAAACCAAAAGTCAGCAGCTTAAAGGATTTCATAAGCAAGCTAAAGGGACTTAGGGATTCACTGAATCCTGAGTCACCTCCTGGCGATGCTGAAACTTTAGAAATAGAAAAGGGTGGAAATACTCCGTCTATATCTAATATATTCGAAGGCGCAAAGTCCGTTGTAGCTGATTCATTTGAGGGCGGAGACATTATAGGGGGAATAACAGACGTAGTAAGCAATACAACCAACTTAAACCAGGTTCTTGAATCAGGATCAGATAGTCCTATTAATAATATTGAAAGAGCACTAAGCAGACCTTTATCTGATAGACTCCCAGAAGGATTTTCAATGGATTCAGCGACAGATTTTATAGAATCTAAAACCGGCGCGAGTATTCCATCAGTTGAATCAGTAACCAGCAACATATCTGAAACAGTTGAGAGATCGGCTAAATCCTTATCTTCTCCAATTACTAATATATCTAATATATCTGAAAGAAGTGAGTCAAATACTGAAGGCAATCAAATATCTAATATTTCTGAGGTTGATAGCTCAACTTCAACTGAGTCTAATTCAGTAAGCACTAGCACGAACACATCCAGTTCAAATACTAAAAATGAGGAAAACGTTGAAAATAATTCCTCGAGTTCTTCTATGACTAGCATGCCAACTGTTGATAATTCGGAAATTGTAAGTAGATTGAAGAAACTAGAGAGATTGTTATCAGGTCCACTCGAAGTTAAAATAGTAGAATAATGAATATATCATCAGAATTAAAGAACAAGGCCTTAGAAATATCTAACGAGTTTAGTCAAATACATCAAGAATATAAAGATCTTGATAAAAGATTGCATGAATTAACCGTTAAAAGGAACGGGCTATTTGAGCGACTAAACAAGCTTAGAGCATTGGAAAAAGATCTGATAAATAAAATAGAAGAAGAATCTGGTGTAAAGTTTACAGCAGATATTGCAAATGATATAATATATGAAGAGTCTTAAAGATAGAATACTATTCGGAGCGATTGGCGGGTTGATCATAGCTCTATTGCTCGTTCAGTGCAACGGAAAAAGAGCGCAGGAAAAGCTGTATGAGCAACTTACCGCTGCTAATAAGGAAGTAATAAGGCTCGATACTCTTAGAAAGGAAAAAGAAGGACAATATGCCAAGCTTGTAGATTATTATAAAACTGAGAAAGATCTAAGAGAAGAGATCTCTAGTAAAAACAAGGAGCTCGCAAAAATAATCAAGCAGAAGGATGAAAGAATCTTAATGCTAAATAATACTGTTATTTCTCTTGAATCTCAAATAAGTTCAGGGGAAGTTACTGTAAGTGAGTCTGATAGCACTGTAATAGATTTGAGCATTAGATATCCAGAGTCTGAAAATCCATTCATAAATTGGAACGGAAGTATATTTATGAGTACTCAAAAATACTCAGGAGAGTGGACCTTCGGCAGACTTCCGATCCAAGTAATACTAACTGAGACTGACAGAGGTCTATGGAACTCAAGATTAGTTGGTCCAGATTGGCTTAATGTAGATAGCATAGAAGTTAAGAGTCTTCCACCAGATGAGATAGTAGAACCCGAGGTTGATAATCTAGGATTTATAGTTGGCGGAGGATACCTAAGTTCTCTTCAACCAAATTCTACAAATGGAGTAACATTTGGAGTCGGCTTGCAATATAAAAACAGTTCGGTGATGTTAAACTATGGTTCAATAATGGATTACATAGGATTAAGCTACTATCACAGAATTAAATTGAACAAATAATATTAAAATGGCAGCACAAAGCAGATTTATTAGCTTATCATCCTATTGCGTAGTCGAGTACATATTTGAACCTCTAGGATCCTTGAATTTTTTAACAGAAGATTTTACACTGTTGACTAATTCAACATCAGATGTAAATCAGATATTTAATCCAGATGGATCCCTATCTGCAACTAAAAATATTAGAGATATTTCAGTTGTTCCAATTGGTAATAATAAGTTTGCGTATACTGATTCTGAAAAGCTGCCTAATTATATAGATTACGATTCAAATATTACTGAGACTTCAATTACTGGATATAACGTAGTTTGCGATAAAGTTAAATTTCACTTTATAGCAGGCTTTGATATCGATGGATTTGAAGGTCTAATATTGAGCGTAATAAATCAGCAGAATAACGGAAAGAATAACATATTTGCTAACATTCTGTTGTCTCCCGAAACAATAGATGATCTAATAACATTTAACGCAAAACCTATGTTTCTATCTAATGCAACATATGATAGATACGTAGAAATAAAAGTTCCATCTATAAAGAATATCAATGAGGAGCTTAGAGTTGCATTGACTCCAGCTAGTACATTTGCGGCTGCTATAACTCCAACAGATACCGGATACAGCGGATTTATATACAATAATCCAATAACAATATCATTATCTGAGTGTGGAACTCGAGAGAAGTATAATCCAACTGGGTCCACTAAATACGACGTATTCCAAGTAACTGAAAACTATCAAGCTTCACTATCTCAAAGCAACGAGTTTGATGGGGTAGGAGCAAGCATTGCTGAGTCAGCCACTGGAGATTTCATAGAATATTACTTGACATATAATTCAGGATTTCCAGAAGATTTAATATCCATTTTAAATCGTAGAAACCCAGCTGATGATTGGATCATAATTCATCAGCTAAGTGTATTTGAGCAAATCGGATCTGCCTTTGTAAATACTTCTAGACAGGTAATATTCCAAGAAGAAGATTTTGACGAGCCTCTCGTATATAGACCTGTTTTAAAGAACGCTGGAACAGCTGTTAGTATGTCTATTGATTTACTAAGTAGGTTGACCAATAGAAGAAATGGCGATCAGGTAATTAGAGAGGCATCGTTTAATTTAATATCTCCTAAAAAATACGGCAAAAAGCTTAATGTTATACCTTTAAGTGATGAGCCACAATCACAAAAGGTATATAACAAGATCATAAAGAAAAACTTTGAATCGACTAATTTATTCATTGAGCCGACATTTGCACCTGGATTTGGAAACACACCTGCTGAAACTACAACAGCAACTACTACTACTACTACAGTTACTCAAGTTGAATATGTACCTGTCTTTTTTAGCAATAATAACATTTCAGTATCCAATAATAGTGGAATTGTTAAGAATAACGACACAAGCGAGGAGGTGATATTCGGCCCCGGAAAACTAAGGTTTGTAATGGGTCCATTTGATAATGCAATTAAGCTTAAAATGTACAATGTCGTTAATGGTAAGAATATTCCTCTAGATTTGAATGTAAATGCTGCCAAATATAGAATGGTATTCGAGACTGATAATGGAAAGATATCAGTAGACAATGCTAATAGTCAATCACTTGAGAATTTATCAAGCGGAGAGCTACTATTTAGAATATCCAAGGAAGATAGTTCTAAAATAGTTAAGTCTAATTCTAAGGTTGTTCACATTACTTCAATTGCTCAGGACTCGACTGAAACTCTAATGTATAGTGCAGAGTGGAGAACATCTAAAGAAATACCTGAGATAGAAGCTGCAATTGCTGAAGCAAAAGCCGAGGTAAATGAACTTACTGCGGCGTTGGATAGAATATCTGAACTTGAGGCTCAGATAAACACTCTTGAAGTAAAGAATAGCAAACTTAGAAATCAAATTGATCGATCAATCAAGAGCCCAGTTAAGAAGGTGGCTAAAGCCGGGGTAGTAAATAAGATTGGTATGCCTAACCCTAAAAAAATTAGGACTGATATTTCTAATTCTGGAAAAAACGCCAGCAAATCTAATGTCAAGGTTTCGACGAAGCAGATTGCCAAAAGCACAAATATCAAGAATAACCTTAACAGAAACATAGATTAACAGCGATTTCGAGAGATAAATAAAATAAAATAAACTTAACGAAAATGAATGATTTCGTAAATAATGTTCTGTCGGAGCTACAGAATAACCAAAATATTAAAGATAACGGATTAGTTAAGCTGGTTGTTGAATCAGCTAATAAATCGATCGCTAATAGTGAAAGCTCGGATGTAATCTATAGCGAGTTAAAGAGAAGCATATCTGCTATAAATGAGCAGATAAACTCAGCAGATCTTGATAACATCATATCTCAGTTTGAAAAGATTGAAGATACCAGCGAATCCAGACTATCTAAATTAGCTAAAATAGGTAATTTATCAGGAAAGATCGTCGCAATCAAAGAATCTACTGCTTACTCTAATCCTATCATTGCAGATAAGGTTAATAGATACGAAGCTAACTTAAAATCAACTAGCTCTGAGTTTACCCTTTATCCTGCGTTCATCAATGATTTTAGATCTCATCTAATTGAAGAGTCAGTAAAGAGAGCAGTATCATCGATCGAAGCTATTATGGAGAAGAATGCAGCTAAATTTGAAGTTCTATTTGCAATCAATCAAATGGGAGGAATGAATGCTAAGCTATATTCAGGTATCAAGGAAGGACTAGAAGAAATGTTAGTCAGCGAGTCATTCACGTCTGATATAATCAACTTGAAATATGGATCAACTAACCTTCCGATTGTGAGCTCTCTAGTTAACTCGCTTAAAGTAGTAGAATCTAGATCAGCAGGAACATTTACTATGGGAGCAGGAAATAGTGATACTAGCGTTAGAAACGTTATTTGCCCAGCAATCAAGAGTGCTAAAAAGTCAGTTATGACTTACATCGACGGCAGATTCATTAGATTAACAGAATCTGAAAAATTAAATGGATCTGAAGTAGAAGTTAATGCAAAGTCAAACGGATTCAGCATCTCAACAATAGATCCTGAATGGGTAAAGAAAAAGCATACTAGCTTCTATAATGTATGTGAATCTTATGCAAAGCTTGGATTTAAAACAGCCGATAACTTTGCAGGAGTTGAATCTAACGCAGTTAGTAAATTCAATATCGGACTTTCAGTCAACGAGAATAGAGATCTAGATCTTTACATCAACGGCAGTAAGGTAGACAACGCAAAAGAGGTTAATCTATCAGAAGCTTTAATAATGGTTGACGAAAAAACTAAGAACAACATAAAGACTGTTCTAGAAAATACGAGCATGATCTTAAATCTAGAATTCATTAAGAACGTAAGAAATGACAGAACTTTATCTGAATCGTTTGTATTTAACCTAGGACCTAACTATTTCCTATGTGATATACTAAATGAAGCAGAAAGAAATTGGACTACAGCTAACGAGTATAAGATGTACGAGCACTTTATCAGTAAATTCAATTACGACATTAGCCCAATCTTTGGAACAAAGATTAATGAAGCAGCTGCTAAAATTAAAGCAGTTGAATCTAGAAAAGCTGAAATAATTGAGAACATTAAGAAACTAGAAGAATCAGTTGCTAAATTAAGTCAAACATCAGAATCCAAGGATATTGATCCTTCTAATATTGCTAAATTAGACGAACTTAAGAATTCAATCAACGATTCGATCTCAATGCTAAAAGAGGAATATATCAAGCTTGATCTAAGCGAGAAAGCAAGACCTGACTATCCTGATGTTGACGGAGACGGAGACAAGAAAGAATCAATGAAAGACGCTTTAGAGGATAAGAAGAACAAATATTGCCAGAAGCATTTCAAATGCGATTATAAAGATTGCACTAAGGAACAAAAGAAAGAGTGCGACGAAAATTGCTAAAATCAACTACTGAACTAATAAAAAGGTAAGCGAAAGCTTACCTTTTTTAGTTTATAGGTAAACTTTAGTATAATTAACAGGTATAATACAAGTAAAAGATTATAATGTCAGATCACGAAGAATTATCAATTTGCGAGCGCGCCCACAAAATAATTAACGAAAGAGGAGAAGAAAAAGACCGAATGTATGGTCCATTCTCAGAAGGAATGGATAGAGCTGCGGCCATCTTTACCGCTTCAACTGGTATTAAAATAGAGGGTAGACATATGTACCTAGCAATGGTTGCCCTAAAGCTCTCTAGACAGAGCTATAATCATAAGCAAGATAATTTATTAGACGCAATCGCATATCTTCAAGGATTAGAGAATTACGAAAACGAGAAAAGTGAGCAAGAAAAAGGATAAAAAATATCCAGATCAAGTAGTGTACGATGAGGAAAGAGGATTCTATTCTTCAGTTCTTCCTTATGCTACAAATGTAGGGGCTCCAGCTATAAAACATGAAGATGTAGATTCATGGAAAGCAAGAGGAATCAACAAGGTTAACCATCAATTAAAATCTAAGTTTGAGGAATTAAAGGAAGAGTTTAAGCTCATGATTGAAGAATACAGGTGGAATGAACTTGTATATTCATCTAAGTTCAACTTTGAGCCCGTGATAGGAGAGACATATCATCTATATACCGGCGATGACGGGAACGTATTTCTTTCTTTAATATCTCCAACTGAATGGAACCGAGAATGTATAGGATCATTCCAATTAAATAGTGAACATAAATGGATAAAAAAATGAGTAAAAAAGTAGCAATAACATCAGTATTCGCAAATTTAACTTACAATGATAAGAATCATCGAGGACTAGAAGCAATGTTCTTTAAAAAGATGATGGAAGAAAAAGGAGCAGAAGTTGACGTAGTAGGATACAAGAACAGGAACGTTAAAGACCTAGATTTCTATATCGATTACAATGACACCGATTTCTCAGAATATGGAGCAGTTATAATTCAGTTAAGTACTGCCAACTTCTTTGGAGGAGTAATGGGAGAACATTGTGAGAAAATATGCAATGATCTTGCTAACTTTACTGGAAAAATATACATGTTGGTAAACGATCCTAGAATTCCGCCTATTAATTATGCAAAGGTAATTAATGATAGATTTAATCTATGCGGAGACTCAGTAGAAGCTTGGGATAAGATAATCGAAGAAGCAACCTACTTATTCTCAGGAAAAGACGTCTCTAAGTTTCTAGGATGGCAACCTAAGAACTGGAAACAGGTTGATTGGTTCACTTATATATTCAAGCATCGATTCACTCAGAGTGACTCTATTGATCTCACGTCACCCACAAGCAGTGATATTGAGAAGTCATGGGATCTTGTTTATTATGGAGACCGGAGAGGAGCATTTAGAGAAAATCAAGTACGCAAGTATTTTCCAAAGGATACTAATAACCTTCTCATAGGATATAAATCAGACAAAGTTCCAGCAACCTTCATGAAAAAGTTGAAGCATTCTGATTTAATGAAGGAGCTAGATAAAGTAAAAGTCTCTCTAATTACAGGAGATGAGGAACATCTAGATAATGTAGCAACGTATAGATTCTACGAAACTCTTGCTTCTAATTGCTTAGCTGCAATTCAAATTGAATATGACCCCCAAAAGAGTCTCATACAGGATCCAGTATTACAGGAGTTACTCTATGTTGAAGATCAAGCAGATATTAAGAAATTAGTAGATGCGTGGTCCCCTGAACTGATTGATCGCCAAAAGGCAGAACTCAGAAGAATCTTTGGAATGTGATCCGTCTGACAAATATCGATAACAATTAAAGGAGGACAAATAGTCCTCCTTTTTTTAGATAAATAATAAAAAGGCGAATTAAGCATAGATGAAGCACGTTTCTCCATATTTAGAAATGCCTAATCACGATAGATTAGGATTATACATAAACGAAAGCATATCAGGTCTTGAACATGTTATCAATAGAGTTTTAAGCCCGGAATCCTTCAAAGAGGAAGCAGAATTCTTGAATAAAGTTGAGTCTATGATCCCAGAGGATCTACAATTTCAACTTCATTTGAACATGATATTTGATGAATCTAAAAAGTCTCTATCTAGATATAATAGATCGATTTCAAATGGAGCAAATTCACTAATTGAAAGCGCTTCTTCTTTTCTATCAAAGGATCAAATGGATACTATTAAAGATGCATTTGAAAGAATGTCAAAAAGCTTTAGAGAATCTAGAACTAGTGATCCTATCTTTGAGCAAGCTACATTGAATATGCCAACATCTTCAGCTGATATAGCTGGGAGTATGGGAGACGATTTTAATGATGTTATGCAAAACATCGAGAGTCCAGATGATATACCAAGCGATTTAACTAATTCAGAAGGTGGAATATGGAGCCTTTTAAAGAGCTTATGGAACGGTCTAACTGAAGGTGGAAGCCCAATCGGAATCTTTCAATTTATATTAGATATAGTAGGTTTAGTCGGTGATTTCTTTGGACCAGTAGGTCTAATAGCAGACGTTATAAACGGATTGATATATCTATATAGAGGAAAGTACGTTCTAGCTGGAATATCATTCATAGCTGCTATGATTCCTCTTGGAGGAAATGTTCTAAAAGGATTCTTACAAACTAGCAAATCTGCTAAGCCTTTTATGAAAGCCGGCGAATTATATCTAGGAGGAGCTGGAAAAGCAGGTGCTAAAGTATCTGATGAAGCTGCGCAGGTAATTGCAGCAGCGGCCCCAGAGTCAGCTAAAGCATTAGAATACATTTCTAAAACTGGAAAAAAAGCTATGAGCGGACTATCAGGTTTCATTGGCAAGTTTTTTAGTGGTTTCCTAGCTAAATTAGTAGGATGGATTCCATTTATTGGAAAACCGCTAAAGGCGTTCTTTGAAGGAGTAGCAAATACGATTGCTTCATTCTCATCTAAAATGACTAAGTTTGCTGATGATATACCACAAATATTGAAGAAGGCTGATTTAATCAACATGAATAAATTCTTTAAGGCGGCCGGAAAAGAAGGAAGCGAGATAGTTGTGAAAGGAGGAGACTTAGTTGTAACTTCAGCTAAAGGTAAATCTTTCCAGATTCCAGCGCAGTTCTTAAAGGGAACTGATTTTATGGTTCAAAGATACGGTAAAGGAGCAGGTAAAGAGCTTCAAAAGCTTTTGAGGAAGACTGAGATGAATTCCCTTGACTTTTATAAATCCTTATCTGATGGTCTTAAATTCTCGAGCAGGGCATATGGCAAGCCGGGCTGGATAAAGGCTGGAAATAGGGTACTTGCATCAATTCAATTCGGTAAAAAAGTTCCGCTATTCATCGGAAAAGAAGTATATAAGTGGATCACAGACGCAAAATCTTACCTAACCGATAGCGAATATGAAGCTTGGGGAAATGCCGCAATTCATGATATGATTCAAGGCAGAATAGATAAAGCACTTGAGGAAAATCCAGATGCGGTTTATGATGTTCCTTACTTAGATTCTGAAGACAATGAGGCTCGGGACGTTTTAAGAGAATATCAGCAGACTCAAGCGGATCTATTCAATTTACCAAATATCGGTGTAGTAGGATATTACGCACGTGGAGAAAAAGATAAAGTACCTGCTGAGGTAAATAAGTTCTATCAGGACTTATATCAGGGAGATACCAAACAACTAGATGCTATGAACAATATGTTTAAGCCGTTTGAGTCAGACTCTTCAAGTATGAGATACATTACCCCATACTCTCAATTTATTTCTTAAGATATTCTTCGAGTTCTTGCTTACTTGGATAAGCAAGAAATGCTCCACAATCGGAGCATTCCCACTTTATTTCCTGCTTTTTCTGCTTTAGAATCTTATTAGGATGAGAGCAATCAGACTGAATTTGATTAATTTCCTCTTCAATCCTATTCTTCTCAGAATTTAATTGATTAATTCTAGATTTATGAGAATCTTCCATAGTTCTAGATTTAAATTTAATCGAAGATTCGATTATGCTTTAATCTTACCTAAGATATTCTGAACTGGACCAACATATGCTCCTTCTCCAGTACAAGCTGACCAGTATGCTTTAGCAAACATTCCAAGATCTCCTCCAAGTTCGTCATCAATTACTGCGTAAACACTCATTTGAGGATCTATTTTGGAATATGCTTGAGCAACATCCTTAGCTCCTTTAGGAGTTAGCGCTGTTACAATTAGTGCAAGAGCTAATTCTTCTTGATCAGTAGTATTTCCCCAGATTCCAGTACCTTTCTTCAAGTTTAAGATCATTTCGGCTAAACCTTCTGCACTTTGACCTTCTAGACTTCCCATAAAGGCGTTTGGATCTGCTGCAAGAGTATCATACCATCCCATTACTTCGGCTGAGGTTCCAACCCATCCTGGTCCTTCTGCACCTTGATCTACTGCCCCAGAACTAACAGCGTCTGCTGTTTTCTTAGTTGCTAAAGCTACTCCAGCTGTTGTTGCGTTAATTTTAGCAGCATTTAATATCTTGTTAGCTAAACCTGGATCTACGCTAATTAAGAAATCAGCGTGACTTGCTTTAAATATTTGATTAGATGCTCCTTGCATCTGAACTCCATCCTCAGCAATATCAAGTACTTTAACTGTAGAAACTTTACCAGCATTCTTTCCAGTTCTGGTTACATATTGAATATTTTCTCCTTTTTGGATTGCTTTACCTAAATATGTAGCTCTAGTTGAACCTGCAAGTTTGCTCCATCCTGGAATTCTAGAAAGAACTCCAGAAGTTCCTTTGAGTACTTTGCTACCTGCTTTAACAACTCCTGCTCCTACTCTAGTAGATTTAGCTGCTACACTTGCTCCCTTAAGAGCTCCTCTAAGTGCTGTTCCTCCTCCGAACGTTGCCACTGTTAAAACAACATCAGCTAATATTGTAGGAAGATTAAGACCTCTAGTTACTGATGATGATACTGGTTGTCTAAATGTTGCAAGAGCAGCTGTTTCAGCTCTTCCAGAAAATTCAGTTTCTAGGAAATCAACCATGTTTCCATATTTGCGATTAAAGGCCGAGGCTAATTTATCGTAGTATAACTTAGGATCAGCATTTCTTTCTGCTGCAATTGCTGCCATAGCTCCTGCAACAGCAACTACTGTTTCCTCATCAGTTCCAGCATCGCCTGGATCTCCGATTCCGATCAAGGATCCTAGGTAATTTCCAACGTAACCAATAACTCCTCCCTCATTGCC